TAGATACATCTACCGATATTCCTAAAGTGTGCCCGGCAGAAATTGTAAAGCTTTGAACTAACTGAGCGTCACCGAACGTATTCCACAAAAGATCACCAGTAGTTTTTCTAAGATGAACATATGCACTTCCAGCGGCACTTTGCCCAGAATTAGTCGGATCATTATATGCACCAACAACAATCACATTGCCATCAGCTGAAATTGCAACTGAATATCCAAAAAATTGATTATTCTGAGCAGAGTTAAGGTCTTTAGGAAGCAAGTAATCTGCAAAATTGGCGGTGCCTTCAGCCCAACCATTTCCTTTTTCAAAGACAATAACCGCTCCGTTATTGGAGGTATTGCTTATATCATAATACGGCATACCAGCAACTACCACCGATCCATCATAGGAAATATCTACTGCTGTTCCTAAAGAATCACCAGTGGTGTCGTTATACTGATATAATTTATAGTCTTCATATGTGTCTACCCATCCCCCAGAAGGTTTTTCAAAAAGATAGACTAATCCGTAACGCCATGAGACTACGTTGTCCGCTTCTGGTGCGCCAACTACAATAGTGTTTCCATCTCCTGAAACTGCTACTGAGTATCCAAAGTCCTGAACAACGGACGAATTTGTAGGTCTAAGCTTGGCTCCAGCCGCAGTACTAGCTGTTAGTGTAGACCAACCGCCTGATGGTCTTTCAAAAACATAAGCAACTCCAGTTCTAGTGCCCGTAGCACCGCCGTGCCTAGAGTTCTCAGCGCCAACTACAATCACCGAACCATCATAGGAAATATCTACAGACCAACCAAGATAATCCCTTATTGACCTATCAGCAGTATCTAGGCTAATTGGTCTTACATATGTCCAAGTTCCAGATTGATATTCCCAAATAGTGACTCTTCCACCATTAGTTACCTGGCTACTGTCGTAAGGCGCACCGATAACGGCGGTTAGTCCATCTCCAGAAACAGCTACGGCGTACCCTTCAAAATTGTTAGATTCTTCGCTAGGATGGTCAAACCACTGTTCAGTAGGAATATCTCCAGATCGAAAAGAACCAGTTGCGCTCTCAACTAGAAACTGGTGTATTGCTTCGGCAGATGCCATCATCATCGTATTAAAAAACATTAGCTTACAATCACTGATGCTACTGCGATGGTGTTTGATGCAATGACAACCATGCTAACAATCATGGTTTCACCAGCTGTGCCGTTTAGCACTGGTGCTGTCCCATCCTTATTCTTGAAAGTTGGACCGGCAAGTGTGAGCGATGCACCTGAAGCATCAGCGACAATCAGTGTAAGAGGCGTGCCAACACTAAGACCACTGGTGTTTGTCAAAGTAACTGTTGTCGATCCACTTGCCGTAACAGAACACGTCTGCTTTGCTGATGTATCCCATGTTGTATTTGTGTTTAGAGAAGGTGTTGCAATTCCTGTCACAGTAACATCACCGAGTGTCAAGTTAGTATCTAATTTAGCACTAGTTACAGCACCAGCACCAATTCCATTAGAATCTACCACCAAGTTTAAAATATCAGAATCATTAGCACTTATTTGAGATTGTAAAGATGTAATATCATTATCGTTTGAAGTAATCTGAGATTGTAAAGATGTAATGTCGGAATCGTTTCCAGTAATCTGAGATTGTAAAGATGCAATATCAGAATCGTTTGTGGTAATTTGGGTCTGCATTAATCCTAAAGCGGAATCAACAGTTTCAAAATTCACATTGATTTTTAGTGCAGCAGTTCTAAGCGTGTCGCCAGTATTGTCATTGGCAGCTGCACCACGATTTAATATATTATCTGAGTCCAAATAATTGAAGACAACCATCTTTAATTGACCTTTTATGTAAGTGTTCTAATGTTTATTTATGCTGAATCTACACCAATAGTTGGATAGAAATCAAAAGCATTTTCATCAAATGTTTCAATAGTATTTGAGAAGTCAATACTCAAAATTCTATTAAGTCTATCAAGAGTGAAAATTGATCCACTATCATCTAAGAAATATTCATCAGTATCAGATAAGTTAAATCCAATATAAAGGGATTCATCACCATCACTGAATCTGTTTGAATTAACATCTAAAGGTTCTGCTCTTTCAATATACTGATTATTGTATGGTGATGTATTTAGAATGTCATTACTTGCATCATAATAATTATATCCACCATCACCATACATACGAACTTGTAGTGTATCATCAATAACTGTTACATTTGATCTTCCGCCTATACCAACAATTGACATAGGTGCTGTATTTGTAACTGTAAAGAACCCTGCTCCTGCACCAAGATTAACAATTGGTAATGTTACAGGAATTTTTGCATTTGTTACGGTTGTTTCAAATCTAACTTCTGCAAAAAGAGCCCAACCTCCAGGGTGAATATATTTCTTATAGAGGTCTCTCCATACAGAAATCGGTAAGTCGGAACGAACCAAAGTTGAATATACTTGATAGAAGAATGAATCTTGAATAAACTTTAAAGATTCTGCTCCAATTTCAGATTCACCGACTATGAACATTGACTTCTTTGGATATTCTAATTCAATATCAGAACCAAATAAAAACTTTAAAAATCCCTGAGAAGATACTGGCGTGCCTTTTGTCTTATAGAAAAATGGCATTAGTTTAATAATAAATCTAGGAATATCAAAATTGTCAGGTGCTAACCCAGATGCAAGTTCATCAAAAATAAATGCCAAAAATCTATCAGCAGTAATCTCACGATCTTTTAAATAAGCAATAGTTTGCAATTCACTTACAGGTTTCCGACCACTTGTGTCGCCATAAGTATGCGTCAACCAGTAGTAATACTTATCTAATAACTGAACAAAGACCGGATATTGATCCTGAAAGTGTTCAGGTAAAGCAGTGTCAACAGATGGTTGATGAAATAATAATTTATTTCTGTTTAAATCTGTAAGTGTGTTACTCATTAGTTAGTAGTACCTGAAACGGAGTTGGCAACATCAACATCTTGAATAGCAGAAACCAAATTTTCTCCTAGAGAAATAACTTCTCCACGTAATGGTTTAATTACAGAATCGTCTGCTGGTATTGCAAGTGTTCTAATGTAACTATTACCACTATTAATACTCGTTGGTTTAAATCCAGTTAAAAATACTTTACCATTGTCAGGCTCATAGTATCCAATATTGTCTTTAAGAACAGCATTATTTTGATCTATGATTTGTAATACAGTTGACCCTAATCTATTCACAATTCTGCACAACGTATTATTGAATGTGAAAAGGTCTGTTCTTACTTTTAATGATTGTGTATCAGGTTGTGCAATTGTATTCAAGAAACTAATTTCATAATCAGCAGTAACAATTTCATTTGTATTAGGATTAATCAAAGGTTCAAATCTACTTTCCTGTTCAATACTAACTTTTGACGAAAGAATAGCAGCATCAGTATTATCAATTGCAGTTGTAAGTTTAGACTTACGGAATACGTCATTGAACTTGCCAAGATTTTCACTTGCAAAAGATGCCACTGTAGATTTAACTAAATTTTGCATACTTTGAACAGTTCTATTAGTCAAAGATTTGTCATACTTAATTTCTGTTGTTACATTTAAGAATGTGAATGTTGGGTCAACAAATTCCATATCAACAGAGATAATAGAAAGTGGATCGGTAATATTATCACGAATACTGTTTCTAATCAATGTTTTTTGGGTATCACTAACATCATTCTCATAGATAAGTGATACAATAACTTTTCCATACTTTGCAGGAACATTATCTTCTCCACCCCATGCATTAACAGATTTAATACCTGGAATACGAGACTGAATAATTGATATGTAGTCACCAGAAGTAACAAGTCTAGAGGATGCTAACAAGTTAAGTGGAGCATTAGAACGAATAGATTCAATAGATTCTTTTTCTGCACCTTGAGCTGCAACTGCAACTGTATTAACAGTTAGTGGATACGATACAGCATTAACTTCGACTTGATTTGTTGCTGTAAATGTAGAAGCACGGTTAGCAGCAGTACCATTTGATGACAGATATTGAACCCGAATAATGTTGCCGGGTACTGGTGCTGTTCCTGTTGCTTGACCATCACCAAAACTAATTTCATAGAAACCATTGTAAGTTTCTACAGGAAGAAATAATTTAGTGTCTTCATTGTACTGTTTGATGGAAGAACTTTGTTCATAAATATCAAATTCATCAGAACTAGCAGTATCAAATACCTGCACAGTGATAGTAGAAAGATCAACATCAGTATCAGGAATAACATAAACTTGTCTCTCTAATGCATCATTACATCTAAAAGTTTTAGTTCTTAATACACCTTCACTGATTAAAATGTTACTATCACCTGCTTCTACTTCAAATGTAAAAATTCCTGTGCCACTTCTATCATATCCAATATATTCTTCTAAGGTAAAGAATGTATATTGAACACCATCTACAGTTGTCTTAAACTCAGTGAATTGTGGCAAAGTAATAGATGCAGGCTTAGGTGACACACTTGTCAAATTAACAGACAAAGTTACTGTTGCTTTAGCACCACTTTTAGATCGTGGAACATAACCAAGATTAAGAGCATGGTTAATCATTGCAGAACGAGTCTGTGCAGTGCTAAGAAATGATTCGTTCAAACCAAAGTTTGCTAACAGTGCATTTTGATGAGTATTTAATGCCAACACATCAAGCAATACAGAAAGCCCAGAACCTTCAAAGTCAAAGTCTGTAAACTCAGTCTGCCCATTTAAATAGTCTTTTAAACTAGTTTTGATATCATCAAAGTTGAGATTGGTTGTCTGAATTGTTTGTTTGCTTGCCATTTTTATTTAATCCTTGTCAGTGATGTATTTAATACCACCACTTCATCAGTTGATATAATCTGAAACTTAACAATAACACGCAAATCATTAGCATCAATATTATTAATTACCTGAACATCCAAAACTCTTGCTCTAGGTTCATAGTTTTCAATAGCAAAAACAATGTCGGTTTCAATTTCATTTGTAATATCTGGATAGTTTAGATCAAATAAACGACTGCGTAAATTAGCACCAAAGAAATAATTAAAAGGTTTTTCACCATGATTTGTCAACAGAATGTTTTTGATAGACTGCTTAACTGCTGCCGCATCTAGTTTCTTGAAGATATCACCAGAAGGCTTTGTATCCAGAGACAAGTCAATGTCTGAATAGTCACGTTCTTTTCTAGCAACAATAACTGATGTATTGCTTAAATTTTTATCTTCTGCTGCAAAGCTACGACGCACTGCCATCTAAAGGTCATCCTGTTTTTATTGTTATTTATACAGCATTCACGAAACACACTCTGCTAGTGCATTGTTAATTAAAAGATTGTAATTAAATTCTGTAGAAATATTGCGACTAAATGCACCTGTGAATTTATCACTGATATCAGGCATAGTTACAACAATGCAAGCATTTAAACTGCCATCTGGATTAATAGTATCATATGATAAAATCATTTTTTCAAAAAGATGGTTATCTTTCCAATATACTGCCAATTCAAATGTCTTTTCAAGAGCAACATTTCCTTCTTGGTCAATTACCTCAAATACACAAGAACGACCTTTTCCTGCTAATTCTTTAATTCCACCAGATGTGAGTGTTTCTGTTGTCTCTGGAAGATATAGACCTTCTGTTACAGATAATGAATATTTTTGACCAAACTTATCTTCTGAGTTATTGAAACCTGTCATCATAACACCAAACATATAATAATGTCTTGCCAATTCTTGACGTTCTGCAAGAGTAGGAAAATCATTTAATGTTGCTTGTGATAGAGATTGTGATATGAATCTACTTAAAGAAATGCCTCTGCCAAGTTTAGTACCTGTAGTAATTTCAGATTTACTCATAGGATTAAATTGCTTTTCAGGTAAAACTCTTTTTATATTTAAGAATTCTTTATATTTGTTTTTATATATTTGACCTGACCCGTATTTGCGAGTACCAAATTTTGCAGTTGGTTCTTTTTTCACAATACGTTTAACTTCTCTAGGTTGGTCAGATTTGAATCCAGAGTTTAATACTCCTAATGAAACACAAAAAGAAACAAACAAATCATCAGAAAGATTGTTTGGTTCTCTAAGTTTAGACCGCACTTCTCTAGTGGTAATATCATCTCTTCTAATAATCATTTACGGCACCTGATTAAATTTAGTGTTACTGGACTTCTTTGAAGTGTTTTCTCCAATTTTATTCATTTCTCTCAAATCAATATTTTCCAAAATCTTATTATCAACATCTACATCAATATTTAAAATACCTTTATTTGAACGACTTAAAGTATCACCGACCATACCAAGTGTTGCTGATACTAAAGAAGTCACAGCGGATGCTGCTCCAGTTGGTGGAGAAGCAGCACCAAGAATGCCAGCAGTAACAGCAGTCAATGACGCACCTGCTTCTTTTGAGAACCCTGTAAAATAATCACCATCAAATACGTTACCTTTATAGTTATCACCAGTATAGTTTACAGACTCTCCACCCACTTGACCTTCAGGTGCAATGACAGCCATATACTCAGAAGTCATATTGAAATTTTTAGTTGCAATATCAATTTCAGTTTCAGCAGACATATGAGTTGAACCAGAAGTGCCATACTCTGCATTGCCATCTGTCCAAAGATTTAGATTGCCTTTTGTAATAAGATTCTGATCATCAAGGGATAGGCGTGTTGTAGTTTTTGTAATTGTTTCTGACATATGACCAAGAACAGTTGTGATTTTATTTTCTTCAACCGTTTCTGTTTTTCCTTGACCGATTGTCTGAATATATTTACCACCAACTTTGAGATTAAAGTTTTGTTTTACGTCTAATTCATAATCACCTGTTACAGTCATCTTTACATCACCATCATAGGTAATATTTCCATCACCTCTAACATAGACTGTAAAATCATCTCCTACTACTTGAATCATTTTATGGTGCGAATTCAATACAACTACACCATCTGCATGAAACTCCATACCAGACCCTGAAGTGTGAACAACAGAAATTCTTGGTTGGTTTGGTGTATCATCTATTTCAATACGATGACCAGATGTTGTTTCAGTTACTTTGTTGTGTGGATATTTTGGATTAGCATCAGTAGGGAAAAGCGAAGGACCATCATACGGACCACCACCCATCTTTAACTTAGGTTCCCACTCACCTCTTGCTGCTCGGTTTGTTGTAGGTTGATTTTGATATTCTGGTTTAGGAAAGTTTTTCTGGGGGTCTTTAAACGCAATATTATTTTTACCAGTAACAATATCGTTACGTGATTCTGTTGTTCCAGCAGTGCGGTCATCTAAAGCCGAATTTACATCATCTTCACCTTCAGGTTCAACAAACTCTCTAAGTTCAGAAGCAATACCAACTCGGTCATAGATATTAATCTCTTCTAAAATTTTATCTTCTTCAGCAGATTCTTTTCTGATAATTGCTTCAAGAAGTCTCTCTTGTTCAAAAGGAGATAAGTCGGAGATTTTAGTATCTAGGTCAAAATTTTTGTTTGCTAAAAAATTGGGATAAGTTCTGTTAGTATTGTTTGGATCATTAGATGCACCAGCTTCGGCATGCACATCCATAACATATCTTCTGATAGTTTTATCTTTATTTTCAACTAAAACAAAATTTCGTAGTGCATTAAAACCAGCCTGCATGGTAGGATAAATGTTATTTCCACCATAATCAACACCTAATGCACCTCTACTGATTGCTCTTTTTGTGCTACCTGTTAGGTTACCAGGGTTGTTATTTCTATATGCTCTATCACCTGTGAAAGTTTCTATTCTACCATCTGCTAATCTAACTTTTGTTCCATTAGCTGTAGCAGATAAAATTTCTACATATGCACGATCACCAGCCATTATTGTAATCCAATCATTTCATCTGTAGAAAGAGCCCCAGTTGATCTAGTTTGCTCTTTGGTTTGAATATTCTCTTTACCAAAAATATTTTTTACATAACTAGGCACGTCAAAATTAGGATCAGAACGTCTTTCTGGGTCAATATCAACATGACCCCAAGCCTGTCCCCCAGGATGAACTGTATAAAATGCTCTCATAAATGCCTTGAATGTATTCCATTGTTCAGGTCTAAAAGTGCTGTCATCACGCTTTCTACCACGTTTAGAACTAGACCCTACTATGCCACCGACAAAAGCAATACCAATAGAAAATGGATTATGCCCCTTTAGACAATGCGCACCAATTTGAGAAATAGGTCTAGCAACTTGTAAATCACCATTGCGAAGAATTAGAAAATGATAACCTACATCTTTAAAGTTACGAGCAGTATGCCAACTATACACATCATCATAATCAATATCCTGATCTTCATAGGTATCAGTATGATGCACCACAACTTCTGTAATATCTCTAGTACAAGACCTAATAATAGATTCCATTTCTTCATA